CCCAATCCCGTGCTACCCACATCCGTACCGGACAGTTCAAGCGCCCCACTGAAACTGTAGGCGGTGAGTTTGATGCTCCCCGATAAGCCGTCGACCTGCACCGCATCGTTACCGTTGGCCGCGCCGGTAAGGATGGCCACCGATTTGGCGGAGGCCCCAACCTGCTTGACCCTGATACTCAGCGTGCCGCCACCAACGAAACCGTCCCGCAAGCCGCCGATAAAACCCGGAGGCAGCGCATTCTCAGTTCCAGTGTAAACATACCCGTCAGCCGTCAACCCTGCGGCGTCGTACTCGGTATCACTCCACATATTGGACGTGTTCGCGTCTGCCCCCAGCAGCGTGTCCACCGCCACCTCGCCCGTGCCCTCGACCCACGCGCGTCCCTGCGGATCGCCGCCGACGAGGTCGATGTGGATCTTGGCGCCGTCAGGCACCCAGTCGAGATCACCGCCGCCACTACCCTCGATCTCCAGCTCGATCTGGTGCAGGGGACCCCCCTCGGCATACTGGTCCAGAACCACGTTGGCATCCGCTGCCGTATACAGCTGCCCGACGCACCCGCCCGGTGCATACTGGTCGTAAGTCACGCCCCCGGCGGCATCCGCCAACTGTTTCATGACGCCGCCGGGATAGAGCTGGTTGAGGATGATGTCGGTCATCAGGTTACGTGCTCGATCACGGGTTTGAGGCTGGAGGCGGCTTCCTTCTCGAATTGCTCGCCACCCAGATTTATCACGATCTTGAAGCGCTCGCCAAACGAGGCCGGGCCTGCCTGCATTGACTTGGTGCCGATCACACCCGCAATCTCGGCAAACAGTTTCATCAGTGCGACCACTTCGCCTAGTGGCTCGGTCTTGCTCTGCATCCGTGCAGCCAGATACGGCATGCCTTCTTCGGTGGCGATGGCAGCCTCCAGCATCAGGCGTTTCTGGATTGAGTTGGCGCCGGTCCATGTGATGGTTTCGGCTTCCAGTGCCCGCTGGAAGAAGTGATTCTTTTCCAGTGTCTTGTATTGTTTATCGGTAAGGTTGTGCTTCTTCAGGATGTACGGCAGATCGTACATGTTCTGTGCGAGGTCGCTGACGAGCGCGGCGACTTTATGTAGGGTCCAGCCGTCCGGCATTGGTGTAGCAGCCGAGGACAGCGCCCGTGCCGCACCGGGGTCTACGGTTGGCACGGGCGTGATTGCAGCAGCTGGATTGGCTGGGGGGTCTGCCGCAATGGGTGTTACCGTGACGGTAAGGCCTGCGAGGCCGGTTTCAACGGGTTGAAGGTCGTCCAGTTCGTCATCCATGGGGCCAATCTTTCACGATACCTGTTAACGGACCGTTAGCAGGAACCATGCAATTGTGCCGGGGTTCGAAGGAACCCGGCACGATGGTCGACACCGCAGGCAGCTTGGGGGCGCAGGGCGTCCTGCAGGTCATCCCCCCTGCCGAGCTGGAGCGGCAGATTGCGGCGCGCGAAAGCGAGGCCGCCAATGCCAATATGGCCCCGCCGCAGGACCCGTCCCAGCTGCTCAGCTACGTCAAGGGTCGGTTCGAGATTTTCCGTAACCACCGCAACACGGTGAGTGGCTGGAGCGAGCGGCTTCTTTCGTCCTTGCGCACGTTCAACGGCCAGTACGACGCCACCCAGATACAGGAGATCGGCAAGTTCGGCGGGTCGAGCATCTATGCGCGTATCGCCGCGCAAAAGTGCCGGGCTGCGTCCTCGTTGTTGCGCGACATCTACCTGTCGCAGGACCGGCCCTATGCGGTGCGCGGGCCCGCCGACCCGGACATCCCCGAAGACATTATACAGGCCATCGAGCAGTTGCTGCAGCACGAGCAGATGCAGGTGCAGCAGGCGATGGGACAGCCGATCCCGCCGCAGGACCTGCAGGAGCGGCGCGAGCTATTGATGGAGAGTGCGTCCGATGCGGCCAAGCGCAAGGCCACCAAACAGGCGCGGCTGAGCGAGGACCGGATCGAGGAGGTGCTGCGCAATGGCGGGTTCTACCACGCCATGGCCGAGTTCCTAGTCGACCTGCCAATCTTTCCGTTTGCAGTTATGAAAGGGCCGGTGGTCAAGGTCGTTCCCGAAGTGGACTGGCCCAAGGGAGGAGGGGCGCCAGATGTCAAGATGACCCCGACGCTGACGTGGAATCGAGTATCCCCGTTCGACATCTGGTTCACGCCGGGGGTTGCAGATATCGAGAATGCCGAGGTGATCGAGAAACTTTCGGTCACTCGGGGCGAGCTGAACGACCTCCTCGACCTTCCCGGCTACGATCAGGACGAGATACGGGCTGTACTCGATGAGTATGGCCGGGGCGGCCTCTACGACAACTGGGACACCACCGACGCGGAGCGCGCGGTACTTGAGAGTCGCGAGAACCCAGCGTGGAACCGGTCCGGTATGATCTCCATGATGGAGTACAACGGCAACATCCAAGGTCGGATGCTGCAGGAATATGGATTGGCGGTACCGGACGAGCTGCGGGACTACGCGGTGCAGGTTTGGTGTATCGGTAACCATGTCGTCAAATGCCATCTCAGCCCGAGCCCGCGTAAACGGCACCCGTACTTTATCACGTCATTCGAGAAGGTGCCGGGAACGCCCGTCGGCAATTCGCTGATCGATCTGCTGCAGGACATCACGCAGGCGGCCAACGCCACCCTGCGGAGTCTCGTCAACAATCTGTCGATTTCGTCCGGGCCGCAGGTGATGATCAACGACGACCGGATCACCCCCGACGATGACAATCAGTTGTACCCGTGGAAGCGCTGGCACGCACGCAACGACCCGGTGGGGTCCAACAATCAGCCGCCGATTTCGTTCTTCATGCCGACCTCGAATTCCGAAGCCCTGATGAAGGTGTACAAGGAGTTCGTGGATATCGCGGACGACGTCAGCGCGATTCCGAAATACGTCGGCGGCAAGGGCGACAGTGGCGGTGCCGGGCGCACGGCCAGTGGTCTGGCGATGCTCATGGGTAACGCCAGCAAGATTCTCCAGACGGTGAGTGCGAATATCGACCGCGAGGTTATCGAGCCCGCACTGCTGCAGCTCTCCGACCTGATCCTGTTGACCGACACCACGGGGCTGTTGTCCGGGCAGGAAGACATTAACGTCCTCGGCGTCAACGTGGCAATCCAGCGGGAGACGATCCGCCAGCGCCAGCTGGAATTTCTGCAGACCACGCTCAACCCGACCGACATGAAAATCATGGGCATCACTGGCCGTGGCGCCGTGCTGCGCTCCATTGCCACCACCATCGGGCTCAATGGCGAGGAGGTCGTTCCGGCCGAGGACAAGCTGGAGCAGATGGAGAAGCAGGAAGCGAAACAGCGCGAGCACGGCCCGATCATGGAGCAGATCGATCAAGGCGTGCAGAAGGGCGTGGAAGCCGGGGTGCAGCAGATCACCAAGGAGCTGACGGCTCTGGGTATCGGGCCGCAAATGGGTCTGGACCAACAGCAGGGCGCAGCTGGTCCGGATGGCGCACCGGGCGGCGGTGGTGGTCCTCCCCCCGGGGCCGACCCGGTGCGCAACTCACGTGATGGCGGTGTGGTTCCCAGTCCGGGCAAGGGTCCGTTTGGTGCACAGCCGCAGGGTGCCCGGCCCGGTAACCGTGGCGGTAACGTCGAACAGATGGCGGCCTACGGTCAAGGTACGCGGCGCGGACCCCCAACACAGGGTATGGGGCCGCAGACGCATGTGGTGGGTAACCAGCCGGGACGGCCGGGACCGGGCGGTACGCCGCGACTTTCGCCCGGTGTCGGATGACGGCTTAAGGAAAGATCAACTACTCGCAGTGTAAGGGTCATGTAAGCAGCCCGAGGGTTTTACGTCATGCCCATTCTGTCTTCGGAAAATTACGACCGGAATAAAGTCGGTCCGGTGCTGGAAGAAGCTGTTGCTGGTGTCGTTGCGGCAGGGTCGACCGGTCCTACGGGTGCGACCGGTGGATCGACCGGTGCGCCCGGTCCGCGTGGCGCCAGCATGACGGGGCCGACCGGTGCGACTGGCATCAATACTGGACCCGTGGGTGGGGCGGGGTCGCAGGGCCCCGCAGGTGTGACGGGACCGACTGGTGCGACGGGTGTCGCTGGACAGACTGGCTCTGCGGGTCCGGCTGGACCGGCAGGCACGGCACAAGGAATTGCTGGGCCGACTGGCGCTACCGGGGCGTCGACCGGGGCGACCGGGGCGACCGGCTTGAGCGCGACCGGGGCTACGGGCCCGACGGGCGGTACCGGGCTCCCGGGCCCGCCGGGCGCCTACGGTACGACCGGGCCGACGGGGCCGACCGGCACCACGGTCGACATTTTTGTAGCGCCGACCGGGGACCCGCACGTTCTGGGACGGGTGTGGAACAACAACGGCGTACCGACCGTCTCTGCGGGGTAACCAGTCATGGCGCGCGACAAGCTCGTTCC